AACGCCAACACGCCGACCAGCCCGGCCACGACTGGTGCATGGGTGCCTCCGACCATGGATTTGGTCGGAACAAATCTCCTGGTGACACATCCTGGATATAACGGCACGGGTGGCGTCTATTTCGGATGGTTCGACATTGCCGACCTGACCGCAATCTCATGGCATGGCGGCAATCTGGCTGGCGCCGTGACGTTCTCTACCGCGCCATCAGCGGTTAAGAACTTTAACGGCCGCGCATACTGGATCACCAACCCGCCGACCGGACAGCCCTCTCTTATCTATTCCGATGTCCTTGTTCCTCGAACGGTGACGAATGCAAACCAAGTACTGACCTTCGACGACAATACGCCGTTGACGGCGTTGGGCGCATTGCCTCTGGCAACTCAATTGGGCGGCATCGTTCAGGCCCTGATCGTGTTCAAGGGCGTGGCCAATATGTACCAGGTGACTGGCGATGCCGCGAACACGCCGGCTGACCTCGCCAAGGACGCGCTGAACGTTGCCACCGGCACACTATCACCAAACTCGATTGTCTCGACACCGAAGGGACTGGCTTTCATCGCGCCTGACGGGCTGCGATTCATCGACTTTGCTGCCAAAGTATCCGACCCGATCGGCGTTGACGGCATGGGCAAGACCCTTCCGTTCATCTATTCTCTGGTTCCGTCTCGCGTGTGCGCCGCGGCGAACGGCATGGTCATACGCATCACGACCGAGGATGCCTCGCTGGCCGGGTCGCCTTTCGTGGAATACTGGTACGACATGGCGCGGCAGATTTGGTCGGGGCCGCACACATTCCCGATGTCCTGCATAGCGCCATATCAGAATACGTTCATTTGCGCGCCGCGCGCTTTGGCCGGGTCACTGTGGCAGTCCGATTACGTGCAGAACTCGACTTCAACATTTACCGAGAACGGCACGGCGCTTTCCTGGCTATGGGCTTCTTCGATGCTGCCCGACACCAATCAGATGTCGGAAAACGCCATGATCGAGACGACCGTTTACATGGCATTGAACGCAGCAGATGTTTATTCAGCCTTCGCATCCGACCAGGGCGGCGCGGTGCTTGGCCACGCCAATATCACTAATCCGACACCATCGACGATCTGGGGCAGTTTTACCTGGGGGCAATCTGTGTGGGCTGGCGGCCATAATGCGCTATTCCCGCGCCGCGTTCCGTGGTCGATCCCGATAGTGTTCAGGCGGCTGCAGATGTCTGTCCAGGGGCCATCGTCTGACGCGCTACGGGTAGGCACCATGCACTTGCGATATGAGAAGCTCGGTTATCTGCAAATGGATGCAGCATGAAGAAACTAGCACTATTGCTGTTCGCTCTCTTGGCCACGCCGGCACAGGCGGGCGTCAGTTGCTCGCTGCCGTTCAATCTTCAGAACGGCACGACCGCCGACGCCACCCAGGTCATGGCGAACTACAATTCTCTGGTGGCGTGCCTGACCAATGCCGCGGCGGCTGGCGTCAACAACGACATCACGGCGCTGACGGCACTCTCGACCGCGATCACGCCGGCCCAGGGCGGCACTACCGTTTATGTCGGCGGAACATCGACGGGATCGGGGAACGCCCAGATTATCACGTCAACTGTACCTGCATCGTTTGGCCTGGTTGCTGGCAATCAGGTGGTATTCAAGGCTGGTTTCGACAACACCGGGCCGACCCAGATCAACGTGGCCGGCAGCGGGCTGACCAACATTTTCAAGCAAAGCACGACCGGGCCGGTGGCCATGACTGGCGGGGAAATCCGCGCCGGCAATACTATCCTGACGGAATTTGACGGGACGCAGTTTCAGCTTCTCTCGACGGCCATAGCCACGCCAACGCTGGGAACGCTACCGTCCGCGTTCAAAAACCTGTCCATCAAGGTAGCCAGCAACACTACCGTTGCCGTGGCTGGCGATTTTGTCACGCTTTATGACGGCACCAGCACGGTTACGGTCCCGGAGAGTTCGACCATAAATCTCGGCACCAGTGGTGTGGTAAACAGCCTGGATACAGGTACGATCGCCATCGACACTTGGTATTCCATCTGGGTCATCTCCAACGGAACTACCGTTGGCGGATTGGCATCGACGAGCGCCACGGCGCCGGTAATGCCGGCCGGGTACACGTTCAAGGCAAGAGTCGGGTGGGTGCAGACCATCCACGGCTCGGCAACGCTGTACGGAACATGGCAGCTTGGCCGCCGTGCGCAATATGTTCTAGGTCTGGCGCAGACTTCAACAACCTATCCAAGCATTGTCGGCGGCAGCAATGGCAGCACCATGACCGCCACATCAGTTGTGCGGTTTGCGCCTCCGACAGCTTCCGTTCTTTATTTCAATCTATTTACCCCAAGCTCTTCGGTCGCTTCGGTGGCGGCCAATAGCCAAGCCTCATTCGATGCGGCCGGCGTCATTGTGTCCGATAATAACTCCGGTAATGCCACCCGCTCCCAAGGGGGCGTGCTGCTGGAAAGTACCAATATCTACTACGGGTCATCCAACGCGTCGGTTAACCTTTCCGCGATTGGCTGGGACGATAACCTATGAGGTCTTGAGATAAGGTTGCGGTTCAATGCGTTAGGCGGTATCCTTAAACCGAGGTGTGAACCTCCCGGAGGCTGACATGATGAAGCGTCTTTATCTGGCCCTGATCGGCCTCGTTTGTGCGGGTGGTATCGCGTTAGCGGCCAATATCTCGCAGATTTCAGGGGCACAAGACCCCAGCCAGCTTCAGGCGGTGGTCAATGGGGTCATCCAGACCATCAACACCACGGTCAGCCGGATCGGGGTGGGAACCACGGCGGTTTCGACCACCACGGCCGGCGAAATCACTCTGTTCCAGTACACCCTGCCCGCCAACAGCCTGGTCAACGCTGGCGATTCCGTCCGCACTACCTGCTGGGGCACCACGGCGACCAACAGCGATACCAAGTCCTATAAGCTCTATTTCGGCTCGACCGCGATCACCGCGCCGACCGTGACCGGCACCAGCAACAAGGGTTGGCGGCTGCAAATGACCGTGATGCGCCGCACCGCGGGTGGCCAGGCCGTCGATGCCTGGGGCCTCGTCGACACCACCGCCGTCACCCCGGCCAACACCGACGCCGCCGAGACGCTGACCGGCGCCGTTACCATCAAATGCACCGGCACCGGCACGCTCACCTCGGGCGATATCGTCGGGCAGGGCTTCCTGGTCGAGGCAATCAAATGAAGAACCATTCTCCATCGGGCAAAAACCAGCGGCCTGACTGCTGCATCCACCAGAAGGGGATGAAGAACCGATCCCCTTCGGCTGTGGAGCCGCATCCCAAGGGAGGGTCGGTCAACGCCGGCCCGACCCGTTCCAAGCCGGGCGTACAGGCACCGACGATCGGGCCGCGGGTGGCCTAAAGGAGGCTTAATGGCCTTCCTGGGAGGGTTTTTCGACCCGCCGGCCTCGAAAGTCCCGACGCCGCAGATCAACGCTTATCAGCCGACTGGATTTCCAGCGGCTGAAAGCGGCGTTTTGGGCGGCGCGGCTGGGCTTAGCCAATACAACACCTATGGCCAGTACCTACCGCAGGCCCAGCAGATCACTCAGAACCTTGTGAACAACCCCTATGCCGGCGGCTATCAGGCCGGCGCAGGGGTGGCCGGGCAGTTGGGCCAGCAGAGCGCACTGAACGCCTATGGCATGGGCGGCAGCATCGCCCAGACCGCGTTCGACCGCAAAACGCGCTCTACAACCGGACGCTCCAGCAATTGCAGGATCAGCAGCGAGCTGGGGAGAGTGCGCGCGGCATTGCCATGACGCCTTATGGAGCCGGGCTGGAAAACCAGGCGCTGAACAACTTCAACATCGACTGGCAAAACAATCAGTTACAACGGCAAATCCAGGGTGGTCAGGCGGCATCCGGTCTGCAGTCCGGCGCCGCCGGGCAGTACGCCAATGCGTCCGCAATGCCATACGGTGCGGCGCAGACCATCGGCGGCAACCAGTTCGATTCGCTCAGAAACTTGGGTGGGTTTGGCACCAGTGCGGCACAAATCCCGCAACAGCAGATTCAGGATTATCAGAACTATCTGGGCTGGGGCACGGGCCAGCAGGGTATGGGTAATCAAGCCCAGCTCGGGCTTGGTAATTGGGAATTGAACCAAGCTAATCAGGGCTTCAATCAGCAGAATGCAATGTTCGGTGGCCTCGGTAAACTTGCTGGTGGCCTCTGGGGAACTGAATTGAATAGCGGCGGCACGGTCGGCAGCTCCATTTTAGGCAAATTAGGGTTTGGTTAATGTTCAATCCTCTTGGAGCCATTGCTTCGGCTGGCACTGGCTTCTTGGAAGGGAAGCGGCAAGCCGCTGACGATCTGACCAAGCAGTGGGACATGATGGGTGCCGCTGCGCTGGGGCGCGCTTTCCAGCCCCAGGCCGGCCCGATCGACCAACTGAACCAGCAAGGCCCACAGGCGCCCATGCCGGGCCAGGCGAGCGTGCCGCAACAGCCGCCGATGCAGCAGCCCCCGCCCATGATGGCGCAGGGTGGCCCGGCTATGGCGCCGTCCATGCCGGAACGCAACATGCAGGTTCCTGGCGGCGGGCCGAATGTCAGCATCTACAGCCAGAACCAGCTCAATCCCATGGACTTGCAGGCCGGTGGCGGTATGCCGCGCGGCGCGGCCATGGCTCCCCCTGCCGCGGGCGCGCCCCCAACTGGAAGCCCGCAACAGGCGCCCCCCGGCGGTCCCCCTCCCTTCCGCCCGCCGGGGGGCCAGCCTGGCATTGGCCAGACTGGGCCACAGGGGATGCCCCAGCTTGACCTGCAGACGCTTGCCCAGCGCATCCAGCAGACCAGCCCTAACCTGCCGCCCCAGGCCATGATTGCCGCGCTGACGCGGGCCGTGCCGCTACTCAATGTGCAAGGGCGGCAGGAGTTGGCGCAGCTACGGCTACAGATGCAGCAGCAAGGGCTTGAGCTGAAGAAGGAAGGGCTGGACGTGCGCCGCGAGGCCATCGAGGGCCGTGAACGCGCGGCGCAGTCAAAGGATACCGAACAAAAGACCGGAGCAGCCGAGATTGCCGACGCCATCAAGCGCGGTGAACAGCCGCCGACCTTGCAGGGCTTATATCGGCAGGGCGCCTCGGTGCGGGCTGCGCTCGCCAAGGACGGCTTCAATCTGGCCAAGGCCCAACAGGAATGGGCGGCGGCGCAGAAGCAAATCCAATCGCTGAACGGACCGCAGATGACCCGCTATGCCGGGTTGGCGAACAGCGTCGTGAACACCATCGACGAGGTGAAATCCCTATCCGAAGAGATGCAGAACAGCGGCATCCCGTTGCTGAACCGCGCCAAGCTTCAGGCCTATATTCAGACGCAAGGTAACAGCCCGAACGGCCAGCTTGCCGCCCGTTATCTAGCCGGCGTGAACACGCTCAAGGAAGAGTTTGCCAACCTGGCTCAGGGCGGCTATGCGCCGACCGAATCCGCGTGGGCGCTGGCCAACCAGCAGATCAACGGCGATTATGGCGTAAAGCAATTGAGCGCCTCGCTTGATGAGGTACAGCGCCTAATCCGGTATCGGTTGCAGGGCATCCCGAACTTCCAGACGATGGGACCAAACGCCGGTAACCGTTACACGGGTACTGGACAGGGTGGCGGTGGTGGCAGCGGTGCTGATACGGGAGGGTGGGGAAAAGCCGAGGTGGTGAAGTAATGCCCACCTATCGCATTCAAGCTCCTGACGGAAATTCCTACCAGATCGAAGGCCCGGCAGGCGCATCTGATGAACAGGTGCGGGCTGAGGTATTGAAGCAGCATCCGACTGCTGGGGCACCGGCTAAAGCATCGACAGGAACGACCGATGAACCATCATGGGCAGACCTTCCTGGCAATGTTATTCCAAGTGCAATCGGTGTCGGCAAGGCGGTAGCGCAGCCGTTCATCCATCCGATCGACACGGCAAAATCTCTGTACCATCTCGGCAGCGGCGTGGCTCAGAAAACCGGGCTGCAATCCGGCACCGAAAACATTCCTTATGCGGAAGCGGCCGGCCAGTTCGTCAAGGACCGTTACGGCAGTGGTGCCGCTCTAAAGAAAAGCTTGATTACCGATCCGGTCGGGGTGGCGGCTGACGCATCAATGCTTCTGACCGGAGGCGGTGGCTTGGCGGCACGATTGCCGGGCATGGCCGGTAAGGTTGGGGAGATTGCAGGCACAGTTGGCCGCGCTGTCGATCCGCTGAACGCTGCGGTGAAGGGAGCCAAGATGATCGGTAGCGGCGCCGCCGAAGTGATCGGCGGTGTCGGAACGCACACTGGAGCAGACGCGCTGCGCACTGCGGCTAAGGCTGGCTATGAAGGCGGCGAGGCCGCCAAGGCATTCCAGGAGAATATGCGCGGCACGGCTCCGATGGAGGAGACGGTTCAAGCAGCCCGCGATGCACTCAATACGATGCGCCAGGAACGCGGCCAAGCGTACCGATCCGGCATGGTCAATGTAGCGAACGACAAGACCATTTTGGACTTTGCCAAGATTGATGAAGCGATGGGGAAGGCCACCAGAATTAAGACGTTCAAGGGCCAAAGATTGTCTCCATCGACCGAGGCTATCAGGTCAACCATTAGCGATGCCATCAACGAATGGAGACGACTTGATCCGCAGGAGTTTCACACCGTCGAAGGCATGGATGCTTTAAAGCAAAAGATCGGAGATATCCGGGACGGCACGCAATACGGTACACCGGAGCGTGTTGCAGCAGATCACGCCTATCAGGCAATTCGTAAGACCATCATTGAACAGGCTCCTGAATATGCCAAAGTCATGAAGGGCTATGAGACGGCCAGCAACCAGATCAAGGAAATCGAGAAAACCCTTTCGCTTAATCCTAATGCCAGCGTGGATACGTCGCTGCGAAAACTGCAATCGGTGTTGCGCGACAACGTGAACACCAGTTTCGGGCGGCGCAAGGAACTGGCGCAATACCTCGTTGATGCCGGCGCCCCGAATTTGATCGAGCGGCTATCCGGTCAGGCCCTCAAGCCATGGACGCCACGAGGCCTTGGAAAGCTACTCGGTGGCGAACTGCTGGCTGCTGGTGCTGGCATGGCTGGCGCAGGCATGACCGGGGCCGGTGTGGGTATGTTAGCCGCTTCTCCCTTCATGTCGCCTCGATTGATGGGCGAGGCAGCTTACTATGGCGGCAAGGCTGCTGCCCTTCCCGGCAAAGCTATTGCTGCTACTGGTGCGGCGGCGCCATACATTCGCGGCGCTGGCAAGCCTTTGCGGATAACCGTTAATCCGGCATTCCAGGCTGGCCGTATTAGCCAGCAGCTCGACCCGCGCGAGATGGTCAAGAACGAGGCCAAGGCCGCGTTGCGCGATAAGTCCGGCTACACCAAGTCGCAGATCGAATTCCTGCGCGCCGTTGCCAGCGGTGATGCACCGGTCGATACCGTGATGACGGTCAAGCGGATGCTGGAAGGCAAGAGCTATCAGGGCGTGAACTGATGCGCGTGTTAATTTTAGATGGAAAGCTCGCCATCGGCCTTGATTTTGCAATGAGGGCGCAAAGGGACGGGCATACTGTTCGTTGGTGCGTTCCTGAAACTCCACGCAACAAGGATATCGGTTCTGGCCTAGTCGATGTGATCCGCGACTACACCACGTCGCTGCGCTGGGCCGATCTGGTGTTCCTGACCGAAAACACCATGCACCTGCGCACCACCGATGCACTGCGAAAGATTGGCGGATGCGTGGTCGGGGCTACCGTAGAGACGGCCAAGTGGGAGATCGACCGCACCACCGGAATGGAAGTGTTCGAGAAGCACGGTATCAAAGTCCCGGACTACAAGGAGTTCTCCAACTACGACCAGGCCATCGCCTATGTGAAAAAAGAGGACCGGCCATTCGTGTCCAAGCCATGCGGCAGCGATGACAAGTCGCTGTCCTATGTGGCGAAAAACCCGGCTGATCTCGTTTACATGCTGGAGCGGTGGAAGAAGGCCAACAAGCTGAAATGCGACTTCATCCTCCAGGAGAAGATGGACGGCATCGAAATGGCGGTCGGAGGCTGGTTCGGCCCGCGCGGGTTCAGCCGCGGCTGGTGCGAGAATTTCGAGTTCAAGAAGCTGATGAACGGCGATCTCGGCGTGGCGACTGGCGAGCAGGGGACGGTGTTGCGCTACGTCGCCAAGTCCAAGCTGGCCGACAAGGTGCTGAAGCCGCTTGCCGAAACCCTCATGAAGGCCGGCTATACCGGCTACATCGACGTGAACTGCATCATCGACGACAAGGGCACGCCCTGGCCCTTGGAGTTCACCATGCGGCCGGGCTGGCCGACCTTCAACATCCAGCAGGAGTTGCACCAGGGCGATTGCGTGCAATGGCTGGCCGATCTGGCGGACGGCATCGACGCCAACAACTTCAAGATGGACGAGGTTGCGTTAGGCGTGTGCATGTCGATCCCTGATTACCCGTACAGTCATCTGACCCAGAAGGAAGTCACAGGCATCCCGGTTTATGGCCTGACTGATGAGCTATGGCCGCACGTCCACTGCTGCGAGATGATGGAAACCACGGCGCCGGACATGGAGACGTTACAGCCCACGAAAATACCGGCCACGGCTGGCGATTACGTGCTGGTTATGTCGGCGACTGGTAAGACCGTGAAGGTGGCGAAGGAGTTGGCTTACGAGCGTGTGAAGGAATTGATTATTCCGAACAGCCCTATGTATCGCACTGACATAGGCGACCGGCTGGCTAAGCAGTTGCCGGAATTGCAGAAGTACGGATATGCGATGGGGCTATCTTTTGATTCTAAAAAAATGGCCGAGGCAGCATGATCTGGGTCAGAATAAAAATAGCATTATGGGTTACACTAGGAATTATTGTTCTGGTTTTGGATTGTTTAGCAATGCAGGTTGTTTCGCCGTATTAACGGAGGCGGTGATCGCTTATGACTGCCCCGCTTTGTCCATCGCAGAAATATAAGATTCCGCTAGGTCAACGGTTGACGCCGCCTCGTGAAACTTGACGGCCTTTTCCTTGCTCTCTCCGAGAGCGTAAGGATGCTCTTGATTGACTCTGGCAAGTTCCTCCAGAGCGAACTCAAGTGATGGCTTTAGCTTACGAATAATCCCAACGGCTTGTTTCCAGCCATTTACGGCCTTTTGAAAATCTGTGTCGATTTGCATTATCCCTCCGTTTTCTGCTGCGCCGATCTCTCACCGAGAGCGTCCTCAAGCCGTTTGATCTCGGCGTCCTTGCGCGCAAGGCGCGTGCGGTATCGGATGCCCTGACATGCCGAGCAAGGGCAGTCGTGCAGCTTTAGATCAATCCCGATATATGTTCCGCCGCCGTCAGTCATCGTGGTCGTCTCCGATCAAAATAGTACCGCCAGCCATAAGGACGGCACCAGCGAATAACCTTGAAGCGTTTGAACCGCATGTCGCTCATTTGCTCAGTACCTAACTGCGCCGATGCGTTTTCTGTACCGAAATTCGTCTCGCGTTATCTTGGCGGGGTCACGCCCGAAGCGGCACGTATGCCGCCAGCTCCATTCGTTCGTTGGAAGCAGGGCGCGGTCCATCTGTAGCCAGCGGCGCAGCCAAGTCGGCATCAGATCGTAGATCATCATTCTCTCCTGTTTCAATCCCTACCTATGATCGCGACCGTCACCGCGCGGTGTGCCTGGGGCACCAGCACCGCCGCCGCTAGTTGTTCTCCCAGCGCGCTTGGCATAATCGTGCGCCTTTCTCAGTAAGGCGTCTGTTTCAGAACTCATGCCGCCCGTTGCACGTCCGAAGAAAATGTCCCATTCGGCCTCGGTAACGTCGCAGCCATTCAAGCGAAAAAATATGCTGCGAGTTTGTGGCTCAAGAGAACTGTCAATGCTGTATGGCGAACTAAATCCAGCGCCGCCCGCACCACCTGATCCCGTGCTTGAGTTATAATTCTGTGCCATTGCCGTTCCTCCCATCAAAATTAACACTGCCCAAAAGTACCTCATCTTGCGCTCCTTCAACCACGACACGTCACCGCCACTATAGTTTTCAGTCCCGCACCGTGCGCCAATGGGAAGGGTACAGACCTTCGGGGATGCGGGTTTTGCCGCCATTGACCATCCAGCAGCCCTGCGTGTCATCGAAGAAGCCGGTCATCACGCGGTCGCCAACCAGAAGCTCTACAACGATGTGGTCGGTCGTGGAGAGGCTAACGATTGGCTTGAACAGATCATCGACTGTCAGCCGGTCAAACTGATTTTCGAGGCGCTTTAGCCGCTGCGCCATCGTGAACTCGTCGTCTCGAAATCCAGGCATGTTCTCTCCTGTTTCAACCACTAGCCATGACCGTTCACGGCGCGTCTCACCGCCGCAACGGTCACCACATCGTTTTCGTATTTCTCGGCGTCGATCAGTTTCAAAACGCGCTCTATTGAAGCAAAACAGTCTTGAAGTTTCGGCCAATGCCTCACGATCAAGGCAAACGCCTCATAGCCCGCAATTTCGTCACCACGATCCCGGCGCTTCAAAAGATCGCTGATTTTGGAAACGTCGGGAGGCTCCGATGTTATAGGCGAAAGTTTGTATGCGGGGGTGTATGACCCATCAGATTGCCGTTCGGTCATAACCATATCGTCTAAATCTGCGATCCATCGCTCAGTCATTCAAATCTCCTGTGGCAGACAGCGGCGGGTTAGCCGTCAGCGTCGTGAAGATTCTGCGGTGTTATCTTGCCGATCATCTTCTTTAGATCGTATGGCGATACCTGTTGAAACGATGAGGCCTGCCGCCACCATCGTTCGGCGGCTTGGCGCACGGTTTCCAGTTTGACACCCTTGCCAAAGCGAACGCCGCCGACGATGAAATCGCATGGCAGCTTATGTTCGTCAGGTATCTTTTTTGACATTCTATTCACTCTCGGTCAGCGGCGGCCTAGCAGCCCTTACACCATGGCAAAGTTTCGATGAACCATCCGGGTATCCAACCAAAGAGCGGGATGGCGGACATCAGTGCGATCCATGCCAGCAACACCTTCATATTCAAATCTCCTGTTTCTATCAGCGGCGGTGATAGTCACTCAACTTTCAGCTTCGTTTTCGACATCGAGGAAGGCGGCGATGACTTCCGCCGCCGCGATGGGCGAGATTGAATTCCCCGCAAGGCGCCAGAGACCATTTCGTCCGACCATCCCATCAACCAGCATGGGAATTTCGGGTTTGGCGCGCCTCGCTTTGCCGTCGTGGCAGGTGATCCATTCAGCGTCGGCCCACCAGCTTCCGTTACGTCCAGAACGGTTCCCTGAGCTAGTTCGAGCATCTTGTTTGATGACCGGGAATTTCCCGGTCGATGGCTGTCCTTGAAGCTGAGCGATGTCGGCGTGGGCCATATCGCCAGCCGCATCAGTCCGCCCATCAGCGGCTCGTCCTTGCGATCGCCCGACCTTGATGTCTCGCCGGCCAGGCTCGCTTTGGGCGTTGGCCAGTACGCCGTCCCCGCCATCACGGTCTGCAATGACGGCCCCGTGTCCGAGCGGTCCAGTTTTGCGAAGTCTGGCCCCGCCGCCGCAGCCTTCGGAGTCGGCCAATACGCGCTTGCGGCCTCCGCACTGCTGGCAGGTGACGAAGTAGTTGGCGCCGAAGCTTGGGAGTTCGCAGCCGTGTCCTTTGCATCGCGGGCATTCGACTTCGTGCTGATAGACGGCGATCCACCAGAGGCGGTTCCGTTCGTGTGGCGCATCGACCGCGCAAGCCGGGAAATCGACCGCCCGTCCGGCATAGGAGCTTCGCGCCAAATCAGAGCGCACTCCGTGGAACCAATTTCGCCCAGCCGCTCCCGCAACCTGCTCTCCCATGATGATAGGGGGCCGGGCGGCACTGATGAGCCGATGAAAGTCCGGCCACAGATGCCTTGCATCATCGGTTCCGAGGCGGGCGCCGGCCGACGAGAACGGCTGGCACGGACAGGAGCCGGTCCAGATGGGGCGCTCGTCAGGCCAGCCAGCAAGTCGGGCTGCGACGGACCAGAGGCCGCCGCCGGCGAAGAAGTGGCATTGAGTGAAACCCTTGAGGTCATCTGGTTTTACGTCCTTGATTGAGCGTTCATCAACTTCGCCGGACGCCACCACACCCTCGGCAATGAGTTGACGCAGGGCCGCCACTGCGTCGGGGTCGATCTCGTTATAATATGCTGTCATTTGTTCACTGGCAGTCAGGGCGCATGGTCGCGCCAGTTACTTTTCCATCTCAAAACCGCCACGCACTACTATCTTTCTCTTCGGCCTGTCCGGCGGTGTCGGGTACTTGTTCCACCACTTGTTCTTCGTCTTGTGCCAGCGTCCGCAGTACGGGCAGATATAGGCGAGCATCTTCGGACCTGTTTTGGGCCGTTCTGCGTAGGCGATTTTGCGCGTGCAGGTTTGCCATTTCTTCCAGGCCTCTTGATCCTCTCGCTGCGGCTTCGCTGGTGCGGTCATGGAAATAGATCGTCTCACGCGGCGCGGCCCCATCGACCTGACGCCTTCATTGCGTGGTCTATGGCGTCTCGAACTGTCCCGCCTGTCGGGCCGATGTTGTGAAAGGTCATCACGCGATAGCCGGACTTCTCGCCATCGACGGACGGCACCCAATCAATCGACAGCCCAGTGCGGCTCATCTTCGCTGCATCCTGTAGAAACTCTAGGCGATCTTCGTCTGTAAAGTTCATGTGCAATCTCCTCTCCGCTGTGCAACTCACGTTTTCAGGTACTTTTTAACGGTTTCGCGACATACGCCGATTGTCTCGGCAATCGCGTGAAGCGACTTGCCTTCTGCGCGCAGGGCTTTTGCTCTCGGTGTCAGCGCGCGGCGCTCTGCCGTCGAAATAGTGCGACCGTACCGCTTGGGGCGATCAGCATGGATTACGCCGCGCTGGATTTGCCCAACAGTTTCCCATCGGATTCCGAACATAGCGGCGATTTCGCGCTGGGTCTTTTCGCCCCGGAGCGCCCTAATGGTGGCAACCTGATCCGGCGTCAGTCTCCATGCCTGGCCGGGTCGGTTCCCTGTACCGTGGTCGGCGCGGTCAAGTTGGTTGGCGGTCGGCGTTTTCCATTCGACGTGCTTTGGATGCACGCAAGCCTCGTGACCCTTCCCGCAGTTGTGCGCGGCGTGGTGT